TTATTACCTGTTAACACTTTGAAGTTTGGTAAAAATCTACGCATAGCTAAAAACACTTCACTTTGATTTGGTTGTAATGAAAAACTAAATGATTGAATAAAAGACTCTAAAGCAGTTGTGCTTCCGTCTGGATTAACTTGATCTGTGCCTGTTTCTTGTGCAAAATAAGTTGTACTACCTAAACCTGATTGACCTACGACTGTAGGAAAAGTTCCTGTCCCTGTACTATNATAAGCAGTAGCATAAGGTTGAGGATAAATAAGAGTATCCATCCAAGTAGTTCTGTTAAAATTAACATTGGTATTTGTAACCCATGTTCCTAATGGNGGTTGTTTTGCTTCACCATAATTATAAGATACTGATCTGTTATTAAACTCAGATCCAGAAGAAGGATACCACCAAATAACTTCTGTAAATAAATTATTTAATCCTGCATTTACTTGTTGACCTTTAGTTGNATCTACATCATCAAATACATAATCTTCTACACTACAAGGTAATGAGTTNACTGTACCATCAAAAGCAAAAAAACCATTGTTAGACATCCAATATGCAACACCGTCTATTTCAACAGCTGCATTCTTACCTATCAATCCGCAGTTAGTACCAACTTGCTCAAAACCAAATGTAAAAAGGTGCACCTACAAATTTCATTGTATANAATGCATTGTTAGTCCATATTAAAATATTTTCTTTAGCGATCAACGATCCGACAATTTTAGTTCCGTCTTGTAATCTTTGTGTACCTGCAGAGTTAGTAGCAAGTGGAGTAAATTGNTTTAATTGTTCACCTGTTGAGAATCTAATAAACATATCATCTTGTGTTGTAGTATCTCCAATAGTTGTTTCTGTTCCCATGTGAATTAAGTGTCTAGTTGTAGGTGATACTAATGTTAATCTTGATGCAGTAGGATTACCTACGGCTTCATTAGGTTGTCCACCTAAAGTGTTTGATGCTGTTAGTGTACCTAATGCAGTCCAATATTCTGAATTTTCTACTGAGCTTGATCCTGGAGACAAAGTAGTTCTAGATGCTCTTACACTTAATCTAGAAGATGCAGATGCATCCCAAGCATAAGTTTTACCATTAGCAATAGTTGCAATTAGTACATCACCCCAGTTTGTTAAAGACCAAAGGCCAGGTTCTAGTTGTACNGTAGAAGCATTTACTGCTGATCCCCAACCATTAAAGTTACTAGCATTGGTAACTGTTTCACCATCGCTATGTGCTTGACCATTAGAAGTTCCAGTTGTTGCTGTTCCTAATGCACCTCTAGTAATACCAGTTAATTCATTACCGGCAACACCTGTGTAAGTTATTAATTCATTTTCTATAGCGATTGTACCAGCTGTCGGAAAACCTGTTGTAGATGTTAATCTAATTTGTGTAGCAGAACCATTGTTACCTGCTGTATCTGCAGCCAACGCTCCGTCTAAAGTATTAGTTAAAACACCTGTTACAGTTCCACCATATAATCCAGCACCATATCCATAACCATAGGATTGTGCACTTGGACCAATATTTGCAAAAGGTTTAACTGTACAAGAACTTCCCGAAGTTAAATCTGAACCTCCTCCAGCTGTTTCAGCACTAGGAGATGTAATAGTAAAAGTAGTTGATGAAGGAACTGTTATAACTTGACAAATTTTATCTTCAAAGTTTGAAGCAGCAATACTAGAACCTGTTGGCATAGTTACTGCATCTAATTCAACCATATCACCATCTATTAGTCCATGCGCAGTGCTTGTGGTAATTGTAATTGCTGTTCCTCTAGTTGTGCTTGTAGTAAGTGTAGAGCTAGTAAACGTAGTTAATACTCCTGCATTGTTATCTACAAAAGGAGTAATATCAAAAAGCTGTCCCTCAAAATATATAAGTAAAAATTTATCTGTACCAATAGCCACATATCTATTTCCTTCTTTATCTACAAAAGAGTGTTGTGCTCTTGCTACACCTTGCATTGTATCTGTTAATAAAGAAGACCAACCGCCTATTTTTTCTGGTAGTCCATATCTAAATCTAGCTAAATCTGAATCAACCCAACGACCTGCAGCTCCAACGCTAGTATCCTGTTTGTCTATTCCGGGAGCAAACTTTATTTCAGTGAGCATCTACTTGCTCCTATGAATTCGTTGATTGTTTTTGCCAGCCTTTAGTTGCATTGGTATAAACTAAAGTTACTGCTTGGTTGTTAGTGGATAAAGTAAGATTAGCAGCTGAACCTTGAATGTTAGAACCATTTCTATCTACAGTACAATTGTTAGAAGCAAATCCTCCACTTAATGATGCATCCATAATAGTTACAGTATCGCCTCCACTTGGCGACGCTGGTAAAGTAACCTGAATGGTACCTCCACCACCATTAGATGTTTCACCAAATACTACATCACCATGAACTGCAGTATAAGGAGTATTAGTTCCTGTTTGAACTTGTACATTTCCTTGATCTAAAATTCCTGCAAGTTTCATAGAATTTGCAGTAGTTCCATCTGTGTAAAATACACAAGTAGATCCTACAGGCATATATTTAATTCCTGTCCCTGATCCTCCTACATTTTGTACACCAATAGTATAATTACTATTAGATCTTGTTGTGCTATCTTTAACTATAAAAATTCTTTCAGCTCCTGTCGGCATAGTAATAACTCTGTTTGCTGCTAAAGTGCCAGTAACTTCTATCATTAAGTTTTTACCAGTTGCGGTACTTGTACCTAACGCGGACCCATTATCTAAGTTTAATGTTAAATCTCCAGAAGCAATACTTACTGTAAAATAACCACTAGCTGATAATTCTAAAATTTGTAAATTGTTATTTGTAATTGTACCCCATAAACCAGCTTTTTCACCGGTTGCTATAAGCTCTAATTGTAAATCTGATGAGTATGTTGATGCCATAATTTAATAAGGTTCTATTTCTGTCCAAACGTTGTTTGCACCTGGAATAATTGGGTTCCAAGTAATTACCCCTACGTCATTAGATGAGATAGTTAATTGATTATCTGTTACATCTATATTCGCACTACCTGTTATTGTAACACTGCTAGCTTTTAAAGTCAAAGGCATTCCACTTATGTTAATATTTCCTTCTCCGCTGGCTGTAACTAAAGCAGAATTTAAAGTTAAAGGAGAAGCACTAATATTTACATTAGCATCAGCTGTAAGTGTAACTAAACCACTAGCTAAAGTTAAAGGATTTCCATTAGGAAGTATATTAGCAGCATCTCCTGTAGCTGTAGAAGCTCCTACTGATAAAGTTAATGCATTTCCAGTAACATTAATTATAACATTGCCTTCATTGCCTGAAGCGGCGAATGGTAATGCTGCGATTGCGTCAAATCCTAAACTCATAAATAATCCTTAAAAGGAGACAGGGGGTATGTGGTGGTGCCCTGTCTCCATTTAAAGATTATATACTATATTTTTATAGTATCAACTCTGTTGAATTAGTATTTGATCCTACAGAGCCTTTATAAAAAGTATTAAAAGCTAGGCTTATTCTAGTATTAGTTCCTGTTTTAGTTTCTACTTGATGAGTAGTTGATGATGGAAACATAAATAAATCACCTGTCTCTACAGGAAAAAACCAAGTATCGGAGTTCCATAAATTATATTTTGTATTATCTATATCAGGTTTTATTTGTTTATAAGGTATTGGATGTGAAAAAAGTATCTTATCGTTTTTTATATCTGAAATCAAAATAAAATACACCAGACACTACAGAATTAGGGTGTTCGTGTTTGTGATGATATTGATTGGTATCAGTATAATTTAACCANGATTGAGTTATATAAAGTTCAAGATTATTTTTTGGACAAATAANTGTATCTAAATATTCTTTGCANTGTTTATCTAAAAACTTTTTTACATTTTTAAATTCTTTTCTATTCAATATGTAGTTATCTTTAGTATTAATATTGCCATCATTTTTACTGCAATGTTTTTTTTGTTCATTTACAAATTGTAATTCTTGTTTTGTAAATCTTCTATTTATTTTTGTAGTATAAATAGGTGTTGGAAAAAGATTATGAATTATAGGGTTAGTCATAATTAGCTATTAAATATGTAAATATTTCATCTTTAGTTGGAGTTATTATTTTGTATTCTACATCAGAGTTAAAAGATATTAGTTTATTTTCTGTGCTTTTAATAAAAGTATCATCAATTTCAATACCACCATTAGTATGATTAGAAAACAATATGGCTACTTTAGTTTTTTGTTTATGATGATTAATTAAATATTTTTGTGGTTCTAATGTTTTAGTAAATAAATTAAATCTTACTGAATGCAATTTTTTGTGTGGTATTTTTTCTAAAACGGGTTTTACCATATTTAAATAATTGATAAAAACACGATGTGTTAAATTAGAATCTTTTACTATTTCATTAGTAAACTTATATCCTTTGCATGGTCTGTAATTTACAAAATCATTATAAAACCAAAAAAATGTATCTCCTGTTGTAGTATCTTTAATACTAGAAAATAATATTGGGTCTATAAAATTATCTATTATGTGATGTTTCATTTTTCTCCTTTTATTTATAGTTTATATTTAATACTATTCTATATTTATTATTTGTATGTGTAGTTCCAGTATGTCTTAAAGAATTACCAAATATTACCATACGATTTGCAACACTATTAACTTCTTTATTGTTTTCAAATAAAGTTTTACCATCATTTGTGTTCATATATAATATTGCGGTATTGCCTTTTGTATAATCTATGTCTATGTGATAATCAAATGGTCTTACAATATCTTCTTTTAAAGTTAAATTTACTTTTGCTTTTAATAATCTTTTAACTTCAAGTTTCTCTAATAAAGGCTGTAAAATATTTATTTTATGACTTAAAGTTCTTTCATTATTAACAAAATGAATGTGTAAATTGAACCTCACCATCTTGACCTACTTTACCATCTTGATGAAACCAAGGAAAATTTTTATCTAAAAAACTATTATAAATAAAATTAAATACTAAATCTGGTAAAAAATTATCTATTATTCTCATTTCTTTTTGTTATTCAAAATAATTAAAATTTATAAGATATCTAAAATCTGAATCTTTAGATGTTACTCCACGATGTTTTACATCCGCATCAAAGATTAACATTTTGTTAGCTTCATCTTTTATGAATTTAATTTCGTTATCTACCTTAAGTTCGGTACCACCATCAGTAGTTTGTAAATACAATATAGCTGTTTTAGATGGGACTTCAAATTTATAATCACAATGGAAAGCTGAACCTTTTTCTATGTAAAAAACACTAGGAGTTAGATTAGCCCTTACTTGAATAACACCAGCAACTTTTAATTGATTTAAAATAGGAATAATATAATCTTTATAATAAACACTACCGGGATGATAATTATTAAAAAAAGAATGAGTAAGATAACCAAGTTCTTTTTTATCTTTTGTATAAACCTGTCTTTCTCTTTTAAACCAAGAAAAATCTGTTTCTATTATTAAATGTTGTAGCGCTGAAAACGCTATGTCATTCATAAAATTATGAATAACTTTGTATTTGGATTTCTCTTCTGACATACCTGTTAAGAAACTATAATATTATATATTAGCTGTCAACATCCCATTGTTGAGTTTCTTCGTTCCAAGTGTGATGTCCTTCTGTTGGTTCTACAACAGGAGGCTCCCACTGACAAGTAGTTTCATTTAGTGTCCAACTTAAATATGGTTTAGGTGGAATAAAAGCATCTCTATCTTCATCATATTTAAAACCTATTCCTGCGTGATTTTTTCTTAATGGTGTACCACCTAATAAATGAACTCCACCAAAAGTATTATATGAAGTTTGTTTCCAACACGGCCAATTAGATAATTCTTCTAAAAAATTAATACCTAAAGCTTCTT